GACAACCCAATGTGGCCCATGCGCGTGACCGGAGAGCTGGAAGACCCGTTCGTGGTGGAGTACGAGCGATGAGCCATGTCGAAGCGGCAAGATCCGTGGAGCCGGATGAAAAGTATTACGTCTACCATCTTGTAGACCCGCGCTCTGATGCCGTCTTCTATGTTGGCAAAGGGTCAGGCAATCGAATCGCGCATCATGAGAGAGATGCAAGAAAGCTCAAGTTTGCGAATTCGGAGAAAGAGGCAATGATTCATGAGATTTGGGCCAGCGGGCTCAGTGTCAAAAGAATGGTAGTCCGACGATTTGACAAAGAAGCTGCGGCCTTTACTTTCGAGAAGCAGGAAATCGCACGCATAGGCATTGAAAACCTGACAAATCTCTCGAGAGGCGGCGAGTCTGAGGCTGTGCGTGCAATGCGAAGGGGTGAAGCATTCATTGCGCGACTGTCTTCTGTCATGCATCGACTCTCTGGGAAGGGGATTGACGATGCGCGCATGCTGATAAAAGAGATGGAAGAAAACATTGGGGTCTGTCGGAGAATCATTTACGGGCCTATCAAATGACACTGACACCAAAGCAAGAAAAGTTCGCGCAGTGCATTGCAGATGGCATGAGCCAGTCAGATGCATACCGGCAAGCGTTCGATGTGCGCCCAACGACAAAGCCGGAATCTGTGCAGGTCAGCGCATGCCGGCTTATGGCCGACCCCAACGTAACGCTAAGGGTGCAATTTTTGAAGCAGCAACTATCCGAGAAGGCACTTTGGAGCCGCGAGGACAGCGTTAGAACGCTTGCAGAGATTGCAAGGGGTCAAGGGGAGAGCCCAAAGGATAGCGATCGTGTAGCGGCTGTGAAGGCGTTGAACTCTATGCATGGATGGGATGCGGCTCAGAAGATAGAGCATGCTGGTGCCATCGCCGTCCTGGGCAAGGAAGAATACAAGCAGGCCCGGAAAGAAATGCTGGGCAATGACGACTGCTGATCCAATCTCTCTGGCGCGCGCTATTGAATGCGAAGAGGATGGTCTGTACTTCAACAGGTACTTTTTCAAGCAGCGCACCGGCGCCAAGATGATCATCGCTCCGCATCATGTGTCGATACAGAGGACACTTGACAAGGTGCTTTCCGGGGAGATCACGCGGCTCATCATCAACTTGCCCCCCGGTTATTCGAAGACAGAAATGGCAACGATCAATATGATCGCGCGTGGCCTAGCTATCAACCCGAGGGCAAGATTCCTCCATCTTTCCTACTCTCACAACCTCGCGTTGCTCAACTCAAGTACGGCTCGATCACTTGTGAAGTCGGAGGCATTCCAGTCCATGTGGCCTATCAGCTTGAAAGAAGATAGCGACAGCAAGGCAATGTGGTGGACGGGTCAAAGCGGAGGGGTATACGCGTCCTCTGCAGCAGGGCAGGTGACTGGATTCCGAGCCGGGCATATGGAGCCAGGATTCAACGGCATCCTTCTGATTGACGATCCAGTAAAGCCAGATGATGCGCATAGTGAGACAGTGCGTGACGGAGTGAATAAGCGGTTCAACGAGACGATCAAGAGCCGGCTGGCTATCGAGTCCACGCCCATGGTCGTTATCATGCAGCGTATCCACTACAACGACCTGAGTGGGTATCTGCTGCGCGGCGGATCTGGGGAAAAGTGGCACCACCTGAATCTCCCGGTCATCATCGACAACAACGATGCGTACCCGGAAGAGAATACGCACGGCATCCCGATTGCGCACGGCCTGCCTGATGGTTGGCTTTGGCCGTTCAAGCACAATGAGTCAAATCGAGTCGCGCTTATGTCCCATCGCCGGACATTCGAGGCGCAGTACATGCAGAGGCCGCGCCGGTTCAATGCTGAGGGCGCGCTGTGGACTGAGGCGCTGATTGCTTCGGCTCATGCGCTGCAGATAAACCAAGACCGCGCACGCTGCGTTGTGGCAATCGACCCGGCTACTACAAACTCCGATGAGAGCGATGAAACCGGAATCGTGGCCGCAAGCTCTTACGGGGCTGGGGACAAGAAGCTATTCACAGTGGACGGCGACTACAGTGGGAAATACAGCCCTGCCGGCTGGGCCAAGAAGGCAATGGGGGCATATGAAGAACATCAAGCAGACGCAATCGTCATTGAAACGAACCAGGGTGGCGACATGGCAGAAAACACCCTGAAGAATGCAGGATTCAAGGGGCGCATAATACGGGTACACGCCAGCAAGGGGAAATATGCCCGAGCTGAGCCTATTTCCGCGCTGTATGAGCAAGGCCGAGTGGCCCACCAAGGCGCCCTATACACACTGGAGAATCAGCTAATGGAGTATATTCCGGCATCAGCCAAGAAATCACCCGATAGGCTGGACGCCATGGTCTACGCATTGACTGAGCTTGGCGGCGGCAGTTATTCATGGAGCGCTTTCTAATGCCTGTACGGAAAAGCAGAAATTCTCCACGGCAGCCAATGCAGGATGGATTACAGAATGTCGTCGCCAATCTAGGCACTGGGCGTGATAAGGCCGCTCATAGCCATTACGTGGCAAGCTTCATGTCGCCTGCAGAGTTGCAGACGGCATACCGTGCTTCATGGCTCGCTCAGGCGATCATCAACAATCCGGCAGAGGATGCCACCAGGAAGTGGCGCAAGTGGCGCGCGCCGGCTGAGCAGATCACAAAGATCGAGGCGCTGGAAAAGAAACTACAGCTTCCCGCCAGGGTGAAGGATGCCCTGCAAACGGCCGGGCTTCTTGGTGGGTCGGCCATATACATGAACATGGACGGGGCAGACCAAGATCAACCGATTGACGAGACAAAGGAACTTCGTTCGCTTGTTGTCCTCCCGTGCACGAGCCTGCAGCCGGTTGAGATTGTCCGAGACATAAACAGCATCTACTATGGAAAAGCAGAGCTCTACCGGATGACGACTACTGGCGACAAGTCCGAGGTCATCATCCATGCGAGTCGCCTTGCCATCTTCATGGGGAACAAGGTGCCTGGAGATCAGTGGTTGACGAACGCGATTAATCGAGGGTGGGGGGATAGTCGATTGCAACCCGCGCTCGATCCTGTGATGCAGTATGACAGCACCATGGCTAACATGGCCTCCCTGGTGTACGAAGCCAAAGTGGACGTTTTCAAGTTTGCGGGCTTTGCTGATGCCCTGGGAAATTCGGCAGATGAAGCTGGTCTTACCCGGAGACTGAGCGCCCAAGCTGCCATGAAGGGCATCAACGGGGCCGTAGTCATCGATATGCAAGACGACTATCAGCAGAAAAGCGCAACCTTCTCCGGCCTGCCCGAGCTTGTGGCAAAGCAGCAAGAAGGAGTTGCCGGCGCAGCGGGCCAACCAGTAACGCGGATTTTCGGCCGCGCGGTTGCAGGACTTTCCGGCTCTGGAGATGGCGATGAGCGCGTCTACTATGACCGCATCGGCCATATGCAGGCAGACGACATTACGCCTGCGCTTTCCGTTCTTGATGAAGTCCTAATCACGCAGGCGCTTGGTACTCGACCACCTGACGTTTACTACACATGGACACCTCTGCGCCAGCTGAGCGAGTCCGAGCGGGCAGACGTATTCGTCAAGACCGCGAATGCCGCGCGCAGCCTGGCTGGAACGACTGCCGGGCCGATCATCCCTCTGGATGCGCTGTCTGATTCCGTGGTCAATGAACTGACCGAGCAGGGTGTCTTGCCAGGGCTTGACCAGGCGATTGAACAATACGGCACGCTTGCTGAGCAAGATTTGCCAATTGATAATGGGGTGCAAGAATGATTCGATTCACAGACCGATCAAGCGTAGGAGCGGTGAAGGAGACGGCAGAAGGCTACCTTGTCGCCACTTCGCGCGTTGCCCGAACTGGCGTGCAGCAGTACCTGGCGAGCGAGCTTGGCGACATTGCGACGGCAGCCGGCTTCAAGCCCATGGATGTTGTGCGCGTCTATCGCCATCCAGACGAGGTATTCCACAAGGATTCTCTCGCCACGATTACCCGCCTGCCAATCACCATCGACCATCCATCGGTGAATGTGGTGGCAGATAACTGGGCGAAACTCGCGGTCGGCGAGGTCGGGGACGCATACAGCACGGAACCAGAGTGGGTCGTCGTGAACCCAATGGTGAAAGATAAGCGCGGAGTTAATGCAGCCCGAACGACGCATAAAGAATTCTCGCTGGGTTATACCGCAGACATTATTGTTGCGCGCGATGGACTACCAGCCGATTTCGAGATTTCCAATATCCGATACAATCACCTTGCACTCGTTCCAGCCGCCCGCGCAGGCCATGAAGCCCGCATCGGCGATTCCTGGGGCGCTTCGGTTATTCAAGATTCTCAACCGGGCATTTCGCCCAATACCGCAGGAAAGGAAGGGCAAATGTCCGATTCTCTGAAGACGGTTGTTCTGGGCGATAAGGCAGTTTCTGTCGCCCTGGGCGACGTTGCTGCCATCGAGCAGTACAAGACCGACATGCAGCGCAAGCTGAATGACGCCGAGATGGCCAAGAAAAAGTCCGACGATGAGAAGGACGAGGAAATCGGCACGCTCAAGGCCAAGCTGAAGAAGGCCGAAGATGCCGCCGTGATCGACGTTGACAAGCTGGTTGCCGAGCGCTCCGAGCTGGTCGGCAAGGTCAAGGCCATCGACGCCAAGATCGACACTGCAGGCAAGACCGATGCAGAGCTGCGCCGCGCGGCTGTAGCGTCGCACTTCGGTGATTCGTATGTCCAGGATGCTCCGGATGCCGAAATTGTCGGCTTGTTCAAGGCAGCCATGGTTTCCAGTCAAAAGCAAGGCAACCCGGTTGCTGATGCTCTGCGACAAGGCGTCAAGACAATCGGCGACTCCGGCACGGCTATGAATGATGCCCAAAGCGCCTACGCCGCCCGCCTCACCCGTCAAGCAAAGCAAGGAGCCTAATCATGGCGCTGATCCCCAACGCAATCGACCCCTTCAACATGCCTCGCGGCATCGTTGGCGCATGGGCCAACATGGAAGAAGACAACGCCCGCACGGCGTTTGCTGAATCCGAATTCGCATCGGCCATCCCGCTGATGAAAGGCACTGGTGAAGAAGGCGCGCTGCCTCTGACCACCGGCAACCGTTTCATCGGCATCGCTCTGCGCACCAATGACATGCTCGGCACTCCGACCGCTGACGGTGATTCGACATTCCAAGTGGGCGACCTGCTCGGCGTGGCCGACATGGGTGTGGTGTTCGTTCTGGCCGGCGCAAGCGTCACGCGCGGCGCCAATGCCTTCTACGATCCCGCAACTCGCAAGTTCCATGGCGCTACCGCTGCTGGTCGTCTGCCCCTGCCAACCGTCGAATTCGACACCAATGCCGCAGACGGCGAGCCCGTGGGACTGCGAATCCGCATCCTGCCTGGCGCCGCCAACGTGACGGCAGCGACCTAATCAAGGAGAAGTGAAAATGCAATTCAACGACGCGCAAGCACTGAATTTCCTGCGTCAGCAAACGCATGTCATGTCCACCCGGGCGTTCAACATCGAGTACGACTTGGTGGACTACGCTTCGCTGGTGCCGGTCAACACCGACTACCCCGAGTGGTCGTCCGGCGCTGACTTCCAGATCGGCGACATGGCCGGCGCGGCCAAGTGGCAATCGGGCTGGGCAGAAGACGTGCCCAAGGCTGACGTGAGCCTGATCAACGTCGGCATCAACTTTGCCATGTACGCGGTCGGCTACGGCTGGAACGTCGAGGAAATCGGCAAGGCAATGCATGCCGGCTATCCTCTGCAGGCACGCAAGGCAATTGCTGCCCGCCAAGCTGCTGACATCTTCTGCGCAGAAACCGCGCTGTATGGTGGCGGTCATCCTGGCTGGACTGGCCTGATTAACATGGCCGGTGTGACGCCTGTTGCTTCGCCTGCGAGTGGCACGGGCAACGCGCGCAACTGGGTTGGTCTTGACGGCGTTGGCCTGAAGACCCCTGAGCAGATCGTGTCCGAGATGAACCAGCTGCTGATGGGTGCGCCTAACGCAACCGGCATCATGGCAAGCCTGATCGGTGACACCATCCTCCTGCCCCCTCTGGCCTACCAGTACATCGCTCTGACGCCATACGGTGCGACGGCGCCAAACATGACCATCATCCAGTGGTTCATGGCCAACAACATCTACACGATCCGCACGGGTCGTCCTCTGACAATCCGCGAACTGCCTGCACTGGCAACCGCTGCCACCACCTCCAGCCCCGCGCTGGCCGGTCAAGGTCGCGCTGTCGGCTACCGCAATTCGCCGGATGCGCTCGAGCTGCCGATGCCCATGACCTACCGGTTCTTGGACATCCATCAACATGGATCGATGCAGTGGCAAATCCCAGGCATCGGCCGAATCGGTCAGCTGACCCTGATCCGTGACGGTGGTCTGCGATACCTCGACGGTGTGACGCCAGCGCCGGTCTAAAGAAGAAAAGGGCCGGCCAACCACCGGCCCTTTGCACAAGGGGAAAGAAATGATCGTTTCAGGTAAAAACAAGGCTAACCGCCCGTTCTTCTTCACTGGTGTTGATGGCCAGCGTGTTGAGTTCGCGGCCATGAGCGTTGGTAAAGGCGACCTTGAAGGCCGGGAGCTTGCTGCGTTCAACGTCCAAGTCAAGGCGGGCATCATCGAGCAGATCGCAGTGAAGCCTGAGCCTGAGAAAGAGCCAGAGCCCGACCTGTCCGAACTTCAAGCTGAATACCGCGAGCTTTCCGGCAAGGATGCGGACAAGCGCTGGAGCGAGAAGCGCCTGGCAGACGAGATCGCCAAGATCAAGAAGGGCTGAGCATGGCCGCCTACGGAACCGACGAGGGGTTTGAAGCGTGGCTTGATGGACAGGGCCTGTCTCTGCCTGTCGGCGCGCCTGCTGTGGCTGTGCTTCGACAGATAGGGTCGAGCTACGTTGATGCTGCCTACGGCGCGAAATTGGCGTGCAGTCGCAAGACTGGTGGCTTCACCCAGGAGCTTCAGTGGCCTCGAACGGGGCACATAATCAATGGCGAGACTGTGCCGGATGACTTGATCCCGCAAGCGTGGATCGATGCCAGCTACCGTGCGGCATACTTGACGGCGGTCACTCCCGGATGGGCTACCACAGGCACCGACTCAACGCGCCAAACTAAGCGCGAGAAGGTTGATGTGATCGAGCGCGAATACTTCGCCGCTGCCGAGGCTGCGGGCTCAAGCGTTGCGCCAGGTATGCCCTCTGACTCCATACTCAATGGCATGGTGCTCCCATGGCTATGCAGTGGCGTTCGCCGCATGACCGATCTTTTCAGGGTGATCTGATGGCCAATCCAGTAGAGCCTCTCGGCCTGACTCTCAACCTGCAAGATGGTCAGTCGCCTATCCCTGTCTTTCAGGATGGGAGCGGGCTGGAAACCTTCGAGACAAATGAGCCGTATCTTTTGGAAGACGGGAAGTCGCTTGTTGACCCAATTCCGGTTGTTGTAGCTAGCGGGCCTGTTTGGCAGGGCGTTGCGGGGAATCCATTCAATGCTTTGGGTGTCAGGGTGCTGCCTCAAGGCGAAAACCCGACAGATCCTATCCCTGAGCCCACGCTTGGCCCGCAAGACATTGTGATTGAAGATGCTGGCCGGACTAGCATGGGTGGAGTGTTCGGCCTAGCATCGCCTTCAATGACTTTGGGGGTGGTGTGCTACTACACTGGCGTGCTAAATGCAGGCGAGATACAAGCTACACACGGCGGCGAGCCACTGACGCTTGTTCGAATCGATCGCAATGCCTCTGGAATCTTTACGGCCATCTTCTACGGTAATGGCTTGACCATTGAAGAAGCCGAACTGCGCGTTTTCACCACATCTGAGAGTGCAAAACTAGGCCCGGCGCTCATGCGTATGCGCGACGATCTTGGTTTTGAGAATGGGATTGCGCCGATCTGGAATGACGGCTCGGTCACCTATTCATACAAGACGCGAGAAATCACCACGCAATGCACGCCTAGTGGGGTTGTCATGACTGCTTTCGGGGTTCGCTCTTACAAAGAAGGTGCGAATATTCAGCAAGCAGGAAGCTTCCCTGCCATGGTGGTCGGCTTGAGTAGCCGGGTGCTGCATGGCGACTTGGAAGAACTGGAAAACGACACCTTCGCCAGTGAATACTGGGAGCAGGATGTGCCAGGAGTATTCACGCTGACTGACGCCGGCCCTGATCGAGAGATGACGCTGGATGTGCAGATTGATGCAAATGTCGAAACTGGCTTGAGATTCGATTACACCTCTCCCACGGACGGCATCTCTGTTTTCTACATGCGGCCCAATGGGACTTTCGTCAACATGCGGGCTAACAGCGGTGTAGATCGCCGTTGGTACTTGCCAATACCGCCTTCTACCAGTGGTTACGCCCGCCTGCGCTTCCGAGCCAGCAACACGGCATCCATCCGTGACATTCGCTTGATCCGCAACCCGTTCGGAATTTCTGGTTGCTTGACGATGGCGAGCGGGGATCGTGTTGCAGACGCTTGGAAGCTTTACGGCATGACGCTGAATCAAAGCCCTTTGAGCATTAGCAGCTTTGCTGTGGATGGAGTCTAAACATGGCTGAGTTCTACGCCGACATGGCCAAGATGGCCCGGGATCTTCTGGCGCCAACGACCGCCGGAGGACTGGGCCAGGGCACTATAATTCTGAACCGCACGATCAAGGGAGCGCCCGACCCTGCAACTCCCTGGATTCCTCCCGTCGATACGACACAATCAGAGCAAATCCGTGGCGCAGTGCGCGGCGTTGATCGGCGCTTGGTGGGTGTTGAAGTCGGCGGGACGGTCATCCTGGCATCTGATCGGACTGCGATTACGGAGGTGCCGGCAATGACGTTTACAGCCGGAGACACGCTTTCCGTTGATGGCGTGCCTGTGGTTGTGATTTCGGTGGAGAAGAGCCCGGCAGCTGGAATCACAAGCGCTGTAAAATTCATCATCCGCGGCTAGTCCGCATAACCAGGAAGAACCATGAACCAAGTATCTGAATTGGGCCTAAAGATTGACTTCGCAGATGCAGATAATGCGGCTGCTGCACTTGATCGACTGGCAGAGGCGGCAGAGCGCGCAGAGGCCGCCATTCGATCGCTTCAGGGCGCTGCTCACGACGGCATAACGATACAGATCGTTGGTGACATTGCGACATGCGAGATTCGCCCGCCGATCAACAGCTTCCGATCTCCAGTCAACAGCTGAATAGACAATGGCAACTGCGCCAAGTCTCTCGCAGGCACGGCTATTCTCCCAGCTGCTGGAGACGCTCGAGCCTGAGATCCGACGTGGATTCATGGCCTCTGTCACGGATCTGCAGAGCGGAGTTGACTGGTCTCGCTTGCTGCTGGAGCTGGAGCGTGGCAATATCGATGGCGCAATCGCCGCGCTCAATATCTCGCCTGAGGCTTGGGCTGAGTATTCCGCATCGGTGACTTCTGCCTATGCCAAGGCCGGAGCATCTACAGCCGCGCAGATTACACAGCAGGGCATCGGAACAATCGGCACGCGCTTCCAGATGAGCAACCCGCGCGCGCAGGCATGGATAGCCGAGAACGTGGGCGGCAGCATCGTCGGCTTCACGCGCGAGGCTCAGATGACTGCTCGGACGATCATCGAGGCCGGCTATGCGCTGGGTCAAGGCCCGAGAACCATCGCTACAGACCTCGTAGGCCGCGTACAGGGCGGCGTTCGCACTGGCGGCATCCTAGGCCTAGACAATCCCCGCGCGATGCGCCTGCAGGCTGTTGTGAACGGGATGCGCACCGCTGAAGGCGTCCGCGATCTCGTCACCGAGAAAATGGATGGAACTCTGGAGGTGCGCTACAAGGTCAACCCAGCCACAGAGCAGCGCATCCTCAAGGCTTTCCGCGCAGGCACAGAGGTTCCGCTGAATGAGCGCGTCATCAGCGAAAGGCAATACAGCAATGCCTTGCTTAAGGCCCGGGGCGACACCGTGGCAGCGACCGAGACGGCAAACGCGGTCATGGCGGCGAGACAAGAACAGTGGATACAGCTAGCGGAGGCTCAAGGGCTTGATGCGCGTGCAGTCAAGAAAACTTGGCAGCATAGGCGCGGTGGCGCCAAGGAATTCCGCCCATCGCACTTGGCCATGTCGGGCAAGACCGTTCAAGGCCTGTTCACGCCGTTCATTTTCCCGGATGGCACACGCATGCAGTACGCACACGATCCAGCAGGAGGCGCACGCAACAACATCAATTGCGGATGCGACGTTACCTATTCGCTTAATCGCGCATACGGACTGCTATGACGACTAGCCTCGGATTCGGTGCATTTGTTAGTGACTGGTGCCGCAGAGCACCAGAATTGGTTGAGGCAGTTCGCAATACGGCCATCGATAAGCTGGCAGATGAGATGGCAAGGACAAGAGGGCAAGGCGGTAGAGTGCCGTTTGACACAGGCAATCTCGCGCGGTCTATTCAGGCATCGACATCTGCAATGCCGACGACAGCAGCCGGCCCATTCTCAGGCAGTAATGTCGGGGCAGTTACTGCGACTCTGAAATCAGATCAGGATATCTGGATCGGCTACCAAGCCGCCTACGCGAGACGCATGAACTATGGCTTCGTCGGTGCTGACTCTCTCGGCCGCGTTTACAATCAAGCCGGCAACTATTTTGTTGAGGGAGCGATCTTGCAATGGCGCAGCTTTGTGGCTGAATCAATCCGTGAAATACAAATGGCAGCAGGCCCAATGAAACCATGAGCGCAACGATTGAAACGGCCATATGGCTTGCACTGAAGGCGCGGGTTCAAACGATTCCGCTTGGCTTTCCTTCTGCGTCGTTCGCGTGGCCTGGCCAGACCTTCACGCCGCCATATTCAGCGTCGAAGCTGCTGCCGTACTTGCGCATTGGCCGGGTGACTGCCGCCCCTGTTCGGCAGATGATAGATTACGGCAAGCCTCATTGGCGAGAAGGCATGCTCATGGTCACGCTGGTTCATCCTCTTGGTAATGATGTGTCAGTCTTCGACCAGATGGCCGGAATTGTGGCCGATCACTTCATTGATGGCACACATATGCGGTTCGATAGGGTATGCCTGACTGTTCCTGAGTATCCGCATGTGCAAGAGGGATACGAAGAAAATGGCTACTGGACTGTACCCGTATCCATACCATGGCGCTGCTTCGCCTGAAAGGAACGATAATGTGCATAGATTGCAAGGCGCGTTTGAAAATGGCGCGCGATGCCTTGATCGCCGGAAAGATAGGCGGCACGATTGTCCATGTGGCAAAGGGCGCCGCTGAGATGGCAGGCATCAAGGAAAAGACTGGTGCGGCAGAGCTTGGCTGGAAATGGCCGAAGCGCAAAGCCGCAAAACAAGATCCCGGCAAGTCCGGTTATTAACGCCCTTACCGGGCATATTGCGCAGGAGAAAAAGCATGGCTGGTGAACAACTTTATACGATGTCGGGGACGAAAATCTACATCAGTAGCGGACCGACAGACGCAAAGGGCGAGGTGACAATCGCAGACTTTGCGGGCACGGAATGGGTGCCTATCAGTGGTCTGTACAACCTGGGCGAGCTTGGCGGCGAACAGACGATCAACGAATTCGAGCTGATCGATGAAGTCTGGATGCGCAAGGCCAAGGGCGGTCGCAATGGCGGCACGATGACGAATCAGTTTATTCCAGTTCCTGGCGATCCCGGTCAGAATCTGTTTCGTGCCGCGATTGAAAACTGCCGGCCATACAAATTCAAGGTTGAGCGCGGCGCTGACTGCGCGCCCGAAGCAGTTGTGACGATTTCCGTCGCAGACCCGTCGGTTGTAACTTGGAACGATCATGGCTTGCTCGCCAATCAGCCTGTGGTTTTCGTCAATGAAGGCGGAACTCTGCCTACTGGCGTAACTGCTGATACGGTGTATTACGTTCTTGCTACTGGCTTGACTGCCAATGCTTTCACATTCTCCGCGAGCGAAGGTGGGACCGCAGTAGCAGTCACTGCAGCTGGCACGGGAACAAATACTGCTGTCGCCTCGCCTCTTGGCATGACGGATATGTTCCAGGGCTATGCGACCGATGGCGTGAAGTCTGGTGGCGCGAAAAATGACCTGTACACTCAGACCTGGGCTATCGCCGTTGACGGTCGCGTCGTGACCGTGTAAAGAATCCGCTAGCGATGGCGGCTAGGGGCTTGACGGAAGTGGTTCCTCCTGAAGGCCCCGCTTTTTTGAACCAGGAACTGAGGAATGAAAAATGGACATCAATCAACTGATCGTTAGCGACGCGGCTTTGAACGTGATCGACAATGGCGCATGGGTCGAAGGCCTGTTCGAAGACAAGAGCGTTGCGCTTTTCGTCATCGGGCAAAACTCCGAAGAAGTGCAGAAGTTCATCCAGGCCGAGCAAGCTGCGGCGCGTGTCGCAAATGGCGGCAAGCCATTGACCACTGAGGATCTGACAAAGATCCGCATCAAGACGCTTGGTCGTGTCATCATCAAAGATCATCGCGGCTTCACCAGCAACGGCAAGCCTCTGAAGTTTGACCGCGAACAGGTCGCCGGCTGGGTGGAAAGCCGAAATGGAGCAGAATTCGCCGGCATGATCGCTCTTGCGTCGAATCGCATCGACTCCGATGCTGAATCGTTCGTGGAGGCGGTAACAAAAAACTCGTCGCCCGCCTGAAGTGGTCGTTATCCACTCCTGATGCCGCAAAGCTGATAGCTGCGTACCAATTCAATGGCGTTCCAATCCCGAAAGGATTAATTCCGCCAGAACTCCACGATGTTGAGTTGAGCATCTGGGAGGCTTATTGGGAGTTGTCGACGGAGAGGGCATCAGGAATGGTAGAAGGTCATATCAGGTGGTCGGCAATTCAAAGCTATTCAAAGACGATGGGAATCCATCCGAAAGCTTTCAAGAAGATAATTCGTGCGATGGACGGCGCTTATCTTTCGCACAAGAGCAACGAGGCATAGCAGATCGCTATCTAATGATTAAGAGGTAATCCATGGAAGTCGCTGCACTCGGTCTTAGGGTTGAAGGCGTTGAAGGAATGGACCGAGCTGCGACGTCTCTTGATGGACTCGCATCTTCTGCCGTAAATGCGGGTCGTGCAACTCAAAGTGTTGGAACGGGTTCTGCCGCCGCTCGTCCTGGCGTAGATGGACTTGCGGCTTCCGCTGATAAGGCTGCGCAAGCCGAGGCCAGGCTCGCGGCTCAAGCCGAGCGCGCTGGCATGAGCGTAAACCAGCTTAAGAACAATCTTCGTGGAGTGCCCGCGCAGTTCACGGATATTGCCGTATCACTTCAGGGAGGCATGAGTCCTCTCACTGTCTTCTTGCAGCAAGGTGGTCAGCTCAAGGACATGTTCAACGGATCTGGGAACGCTGCCCGAGCGCTTGGCAGTTATGTTCTTGGATTGGTTAACCCCTTCTCTGTCGCTGCGGCTGCGGCAGCAGCCCTGGGGCTGGCATACTACCAAGGCTCGAAAGAGCAAGACGCCTTCATGGTGTCCATGGCAAAGACTGGCAACGCTGCTGGCCTTACCACTTCCGGGCTAAAGGCCTATTCCGAGCAGATCAGCGAAACTGTTGGCACGCAAGGCAAGGCTGCAGAGTCTCTGAACATTTTTATTGAATCCGGTGTCAAGGCCGGTTCTAGCCTGGCGCGTCTGACAGAGACTGCTATCGCCTGGGAGAAGGCTACAGGCGAAGGTGTCGATAAGGTCGCTGCCAAGTACGTCGCTCTGCAGAACGATCCGCTCAAAGCGGCTATGAAGCTGAATGAGGGGATGAACTTCCTCACTCTCTCGGTCTATGAGCAAGTCAAATCTCTGGAAGAACAGGGAAAGACGACAGACGCAGCCAAAGTGGCCATGGATGCGCTCGATAGCGCGATGGCCGAGCGCTCAAAGACCATTGAGCAGAATCTTGGGTCTATTCAGCGTGGATGGAACGGGATAACTGGTGCCGCCAAGAAAGCATGGGATGCCATGCTGAATATTGGTCGACCCTCATCCATCAATGACCAGCTTCTAGATGTTGAGAAGCAGCTTGAGAGGCTGATGAGTCAGCAGGGCTTCGGTGAAACAGAAGGCGGTGCCGCGACGGGAAGAGTTAGCGCTGGCCAGCAGGCAAAGATAAGAGAAAGCATCAAAGCTCTTCAAGATCGAAAGGCTGCTCTAATGGGGCAGGCAGAGGCCGAGAGGTGGGCTGCAGATGCTGCAGAAAAAAATGCAGAA